GTTGATCAACTTTTCGATGTACTCTTGGGTTTTATACCCTACATCAGGGCTCCAAGTGTTCGCTTGCATCATGGTAGCGACGAGCGAAGTAGCTCTCTCCACTTCATTTTGAGTGGGAGGCTTCTCGATCATGCTAACGCGCTCATGGAACAGTTCGAGATGCTTCGTCAGCGACTGCCTTTCTGACTCTTGAGTCATGTCCGGCCAGTCGAAAGCGCCAGGCTCGTAGCCCAGTCGCTCCATCTCATCCAAGTTCTTGTCCAACAACTGACTAACCTCCAAGTTTGGCTTTGGATTCGACGGACCCTTCCCAGGTTTCTCCATAGGAAGTTCGTCATAAGCACAACTCTTCGGCAGGTCGGCACGTTCGTCCTCATAACGATGATAACGTCGGGCGTGGTAAACGTCCAAACGTTCGTCTTGATCTCGGTCAAGATCCTTCTCATCGTAGTCCCCACGGCTTAGGCCATGGATAACGCGGCCATCCTCGAACTCAGCATACCACCGCCCGTTGGGCAGCTGGCCTCTTTGGGCGCTGCGTCCGTGAAACTTGTAGTCTTCTCGGAAGTCTTCTTCATCCGGCCTGCGGCTCTCTTGCGAGACAACCACAGTGGACAAAGCATCCTTGATGACTTCAATTCGAATCGCCACATTCTTGTCCAGGCCTGCACCGACGTGCATGCCGACCACACTACTGCCACAGAAGACGGGTGAACCCGAAAAACCTTTCCGGGTAGAAGCTGTGTGCCAAAGCTCAATGGGTCCGCTGCTCGGCATAGTATGCCCAGTAGCTGTGACTAACAAGCCCTTGTCACCAAAGCCAGCCACACTAACATGTTGCTTGTACATGCTGTGCAGTCTAGTTGAAGCGCTAGTAACGCCAATCTTAGACCACTGCTGCTTTGTCAGCTCACAAGCGAAAACGTCCAACGAAAGGTCCTGAACCAATTGGCTTCAGCATCGAAAAGGCTACGGCTCACCAAGGTGACCGACCCAACGACAAACTTCCCTTTGTTCGTTGCTTTCACAGGCGCCAAGTAAACGTCAGCCACGCTCGAACTCAATCCATTCGCCACGTGCCTAGCCGTAATCAAGGCGTCCCCCATCCGCCAGAAAACTCCCAAAACGTGCAAGTCGACACTATCAGTGGCCACCATGATGGCTCCAACTGGCCTTCTCGCACTGGGAAAGAATTCTGACCCAGGTACACTCATCTCCTCGACGATATCAACTTCACCGGTGACCACCACTGGTAAGGAGTAGTGCACACCACCAGCAACGACGTCGTAAACGACTCCGCGGTCGGTTGTGCGCGCTCCGATGAAGCGATCTGGCTCCCTCTTGCCGCTCGTTGTAACCACTCTCCGAGGAGAGCGCATGCAACTGAGCAAGCTCGAAACAAGGAGCAAGATCAACGCAATCTCAAGCGCAGCCTGCAGCTCTAGTGGCAGTGATCCATACCACTCTCCCAAGGAGCCAGCAGACTTCAAGACGGCAGTGAACAGGCCAAGCACACATCCCAGCATCACTTGCACTGCTCTAAAGCACGCCTGGGCCAAGGCTTCGTACTTGTTCGGTCGCTCACCATCGAACCAGTCCGCCGCCTCGACCACTTGGCCGCGAGCGATGAGAACAAAGAGAGCCGCTCTGAGTTGTTACATCATTCTGTGCTTCTTCCCATACGCGCTCACAAACTGTTCTCGCTCCCGGCCCGTCGCCTCGCGTTGAAACCACCCACTAGTGGGCAGCGGGGTCGTTTCCACTCGAAACCGCGGTGAGCTCTGGATGTCATGGCCCAACACCGTAAACGGTAGGTACCAACGCGCAGCCTCCAGCAGGGCCACCTCGTGAGTAAACCCTTGCTGCATTAGGTTGCGGTACACCCAAAAGTGGGTGGCATCCTTCGCTTCCTTCACACTGCGGTCCCCAGACAAACCAAGCTCAGCACGGCCCGCCCAACCGTCCTTCTTGCAAAAAGACAGGGCTTGCTCCCGCGCAACGCTGGCGTGGACGATCTGAGGGAAAGTCCAACCTTCCTTGAAGGTGGCACTCTCCGCCCATTCTCCCCACAAGGAACCCGCCAGTTTG